CACCACCGCGACTTCCTTCTCCTCCGGGAGAGATAACAAGAGAGTATATCTCAGATTTGGTTCGTGCATTGGAGCTTTTTATCAATCAAGAACGTACCGCAGGTGAGTTACGAGGCACAAAGATAACATTAACAGATTTGCCAACTTCTGCTACTGGTTTAGAAGTAGGAGCATTGTATAACGATTCAGGAACTGTTAAGGTGAAAACATGATTTATGGCGCACAACCCACTGGAATTATGGCAACCATGCCCATGCCCGCACAAGCGGCTATGGGGCAGTTTGCTATTACTGATCCAGATTCTCCAATGGGTATTGAAAGTCTTGCAGGAGGACAAGAGGAATTAGCCGAACGTCTTCGTGCAATGGGTGTGCCTCAATATGGACTAGGAAAACTTTTCCGTAAGGTTGTACCGAAAGAACTTCGTAAAGTTGCTTCGGTTGTTTTACCAACCGTTATGACAACAATGTTCGGGCCTATGGCAGGTGCAGCAACATCAGCAACTTTAACTAAACTTGAAGGTGGTTCGACAGAAGATGCTTTGTTTAGTGCGGGCACAGCTTACCTCGGAGGAAAAATCGGAGGTAATTTGTCTGGAGCTCAAAAATATGCAGCACAAGCGGCTCTCTCTGGTGGTGTGGCTAAGTTAAGAGGAGCCGAAACAGATGATGCTCTAAGAGCCGGACTCAAAGCGGCAGCAGGTAGCTTTGTAGGAGAGAAGGTCGGCGGCATGTTGAATAGTCGTCGTGATATGGGAACCATTCCAAATCCAGAAGGAATTGCAAAAGGAATAGGTAGTCTGCCGGGCGCAAGAACAACACCAATAGACGAGATTTTAGATCCAACGGCTCTCGGAGATGTTGCTGGAACTGGAGACACCCTATTGGCAAGTGAATTAATGCCAACAGTGTCAGTGGAACGTGTTGGTATTTCAGCACCAGATTTTGCACAAGTTGCTACTGAAACAATGAATAATCTAAGTAATCTTCCACAAAACGCTTTGGATAGCATTGTTAGTGGAGAAACAACACCAGATCAAATACTACAGGATATAGCTGGTGAGAAGGCAATCAATGTCGTATCAGAATCTGGTTTACTTACTCCAGGTGTAGAAGCAGGGGCGGGTGCAGGTGCAGGTGCAGGTGTAGCAAGCGTTACACCAGACTCAGACCTTAATTTCATGCAACGATTTACCAAGAAACTTGGAGAAGGAACTGACGACTTTATCGACGATATTACGCTTCAAAACAGCTTTAAAGATTTTGTAGGAGCCGCTTCTATACCTGTAGGCGGACTAGCACTGCTGGGCGGTATGCTTAGTGCAGATGAAATGGAAGAGGTAAGAAAGCTGTCACCAGAACAACAAGAACTAATCATACAACAAATGTTGGGCACAAGTGGTGATCCAAGCTATGCTGAAGGAGCTAAACAATTTGGTGAGTTTTATAAACAACGTCGTGAAACAGTGGGCTTAAATGACGGCGGCGAGATAGTCGGACCCGGAACAGGCACATCAGACAGTGTACCAGCATTGTTATCGGACGGTGAGTTTGTAATGACAGCAAAGGCTGTTCGCAACGCAGGTGGTGGAAACCGTGAAAAAGGAGCCGCAAAAATGTATGCGTTGATGAATAAACTTGAAAAAGGAGCCGCATAAAATGTCAACAGGACGTTCAAATAATCCACTTTACGATGAACGAGGTCAGTTCATTGTAAATGTTCCAGGAGCTGCAGGTAATGCAACGCAACCTCAAGAACCCGCAGCCCCACCTACAACATACGAGTCATTAAAAGGTTTGATTAGTGGGCTTGGTGACGACGCTCAAATTGGTCTGAACATCCCTGTTGTTAATCCAGCAGCAGAAGCAGAACAAAACAGATTGCTGGCTGATCTGGCAGAAGCTTCAGAGGCAACACCTTTCTTTACTCCAGCAATGGCTCCATTTGTAACAGGGTTATCGCCTACACAAGAAATGGCATTGCTTGCTGGTGTTAGCGGTATTGGTTCGTATCAGCCTTATCTTGACCTTGCTTCGTCTTATTACAGCGATGCTGGTGCAACTGCTGATCAACTTAGCGGATTAGCGGATACTGCTTCTGGCTTGGGCGCGGCGGCAACAGGTGCTACACAACCTTCTGTTGGACTTGGTATGGGTCTAGCTTCGGATATTGCAGGTATTGCGGGCGGGCTTGAAGCAGGTGGAGCGAAAGCGTTTGATCCTACGAGTGTTAGTGATTTTATGAGTCCGTTTACACAGGACGTAATTGATCAGAGCCTCGCAGACATTCAGCGTGAGTCAGACATTGCTCGTAACAGACAACGTGCAGAGGCAACTCGAGCAGGAGGTTTTGGTGGTAGTCGTGCGGCTGTTATGGACGCTGAACTTGATAGAGCAACTCTTGAACAAAAAGCACAAACTGCTGCTGAACTCAGACGTGCTGGCTTTGAGTCTGCTGCATCAAGGGCGCAAAAAGCGTTTGAGGATCAACAGGCACGGTTCTTGTCTGCTAATCAACTAGGTCTTGGTTCATTAGCAGAAGCTGGTCGTCTTGGATTAGGTGCAGGAGAACTGGGTCTGAAAGGCATTACAACAGGTCTTGCAGGAACTGAGCTTGGTGCGGGTATTCTTGGCGATGCTGGCGGAATGTTTAGTGATTTAGGCGGAGCACAATCTGATCTCGCCGCACGAGTCTCGGGTCTTGGAGCTTTAGATATTGAAACGTTGACAGCATTAGGTGGTTTAGAAGCAGGTGCAGAACAACGTCTAAATGAGGCTTTATACGGTGATCAGTTAGCAGCCATCATGGATCCATATAAAGCAATTCAGATTCGCTCTGATATTTTGAAAGGTGTGCCGTATACACAAACAGCACTGAGCGTTGGTTCACGACCACCTACTCCGCAACCAAACACGGGGGCAGCGTTAACTGGTGCGGGAATCGCGGCTCTTGGTTATGGCTTAGAGAATTTAGGCAGAGGATAGAATGGTTAAAGGTTCAAATCGTAGAATGTTTCGTCGTCCCGGCTCTGCTCGTAAAGCCGCTGGTATCCTTGCGTCATCACAAGAACTGATGAATCAAGTCGAGCCTGTTCGTATGAATATTGGTGGATCTGTTAACAATGCGGTGACTGAACGTGATATTCTAGCCGAGTATGAAAAACTGTTGTTGGAGCAAGCAAGTCGAAAAACACCAGGAAACTTCCTAACTGACTTGGGTATCAACATGGCTACGTCTGCCTTAACCAATCCTCAACTTGGAAAAACAGATGCCGCTATCGCTGGTCTTACAGGAGCTTTTTCCCAAGCCACTAAACGAAGAGAAAAAGAAGAAGCACGAAAACTTGCAGCGTTAAAAGGACAAGTAGACATCGAGACTATACGACGAACAAGAGCCAAAGCAATACAAGATCGTTTTACTAGCGATCAAAGAAACGCTCTTTCAGCCGCTGGAGCCGTTTTAAACGCAGACGGAAGTATTACCAAAGGCAAAGCTACATATAGTGGTTTAAGTGACTTTATGTCTAGAGCAGACAAAAAGACACTAGACACGTTCCAATCTTCTTTTAACAAATTAAGCTCGGATGCAGAGTCACGAGCCGTTAAACTAATGCGAGATCCTGACGTAAACCCACTAGACAAAGTTTTAACAATTTTAAATCAAGCACCAAAAGATGACGCATTTGGAACGCGAGCACGGACTATAGCAGATTATGCTACTAGTTCTGGTTTTGTTGCAAAGAAAAACGACAAAGGTCAGATCACAGGTTTCCAAACTAATTTTGACGGCGATCAATATATTTTTAGTCCTACTTTACAGTTGTTAGATATTGAAAGAGACGTACTTGGAAACAACACAGATGGTGACGGAGATGGTAAAGACGGCGGCACAGGTGATGGCGGAGATGGTAAAGACGGCGGCACAGGTGATGGCGGAGACGGTGGAGACGGTGGAGACGGCGGCACAGGTGGTGGCACAGAAATAACCGCTATTACTGACGAGACAATCCTTAGTTTGATGGAACAAGATCCTATCGTGAGGAGAGAAGTCAAATCTCTGCAAGCTATGACAAATAAAAAACAGGAAACATTACAAGCAGGTGGAGATATAGATTATATCGACAGTATAATTGAAAGACAAAATTTAAGAGTTCAAGAAAGCGCACAAAAAGCATTGACAAGACTGTCTACACCAAACCCACAGAACCGAAGAGCCCTACTACGGCGGAATCCACCGCCTAGTAAACTTCAGGAAATGGCAGAAGAAATGATTGCTGCTGGAGAGAATAATCCGGCTGGGAGTTAGACAATGTCTCAGGCGAGTCGTGAAGAAATCCTGCGAATAATGGAACGGAGAGAAGCTCTTGGGCTTGACGACGCTCGTCCGACTATTGCTGGAAGCACAAGTCAACTCAGTAGTGAAATCAAAAACACGACAGAAGATGTTAGTATTTTGGGCGATGTGTTTAAAGGACTTGTTTCCGGCACACTAATAGGCATACCAGAAGGTATCGCAACACTCGGCTTTGGTCTATACGACGCTTTAGCAGATGAAGATAGTTTGCGAGATCTCGATGAGTTTACTTCAAAACTGCGTGATACTTTAGGCGTGAACCCTGAAACTCAAGCAGGAGAAATGGCAGAGTTACTCGGGCTGTTCGCTACTACTTCTATTCCTGTAATCGGGTGGATGAGCACTGCAAGCAAAGCGGCTAGAGGAGTGACAGCCATAACTCCAGCCGCCAGTAATTTTGGTAAGTCCGCACAAGCTTTTGGTAATAGTAAAGTAGGAAAAGCTTTACTCGCAGGAGAGGGTGCTGGTCCTGTCACACGTCGTATGTATGATGTAAAGCGCGGTCTTGTTACTAGCGGAGCAACAGCAACTGCTGACTTTATGGTTGCTCCAGACGGTGTGTCTACAATGTCTGATCACTTTGATGCACTACCTGAGTTCCTTAAAACAGAAGAAGACATGGGTCTTGTTGGACGAGAGGAAGTAGCAAGGAGAGTTCGAAACAAACTCCGTATCGCTGGTGAAAGTTTTGGTATGGGTGCAGCAATTGATCTTGGTATGCCGATTGGTGGTGCTTTAGTCGGTGGTGTTGGCGTAATGGCAAACCCGGTTGTGTCTCCAACTGTAGCCGCTATCACCAGGGGTTTTGACGTGCTCGCAGAACAAGCGGAAAAAGTTCCGTTGATAAACACAACTAACTTCAAAAAATATTTTACGACAGCAGGTTTGTTAGAGAAAAATCTTAGCGAACAAGTCCTCGGTACAGGATCAGAAATTCAAGGTGCAATAAAATTTACTTCTAAACTTTTGTCAAACTATGACAAAGAACTCAGAAGAACTGTCGGTGCTATGTCTTTATTTGGTAAAGGTAAAGAAAAATACCAAGCTGGATATGACGATCTAATAAAGTATTTAGAAGGCGATCTAAAGGCACTAGATGGTTACGATTCTGGTGTTCAAACAGCAGCAGGTAGATTAGCTGTTGTTAGAAACGATTTATCTGGTCAACTATACGACAGTTTAGCCACAGCCTACAAGAACGGAAGTATCAAAGATGAGTACGCGGAAGATGGAAAAACAATAGTTAGAACAGCGCAAGACGTTTATCACGATCTTCAAAAAGCTTTTAAAGAACGTGACGGAAAATATCTACGCACAATATATGCGGGTGGTATTGATCGTAAGAATTTAGGTAAGTTTGCAAAGACTGAAAAATTTAGAGCTGTTGTTGATGAAGTCGAAGAGGCTATGAGAACATATGGCGGACCAAAACTAACAGAGATAGATGATCAAGGTCTTTTGAGACAGGTAGCTGAACAATATGTGCTTGATAGTGTTGTTAAAGATCGTCTTGGTGTAGCCAGTGTTAGACCTCGCATAGATCCTCTAACCAAACAAGGAACTGAAAACTTAGATAAACAACTGGCGACAATTGGTCGTTCCGTAAAAGAAGCTACAAAACTTTTTTCGAAAGAGGTTCCGTTATACAGGTTTTCTGAAAACATCTTCAAAGAAAAAAGTGCCATCTTAGAAAACGCACCAATGCTTCGTGAGTTAATGGGCGAGGTAAAAAGTGGACGCGATGGGGCTGTTACAAAAGTCTTACAAACAATAACGGACATGGCTGGAACTGCGGGATCTTTTCGTTTGTATAACGACCTGCTAGACAATCCAAATATTTCGGGCACTGCTGATGATGTTATTAAATCGTTGGAAGCAGGAAAAACAACACCAGCAGTTTTAAAAGACGAGGAAATGGTGAATATCAAAGCCATGTCTCCTGAACTACGCAAAAATTTAGACGCTCTTTATGTGCAAGTTCCTGAAGCACAAAAGAGTGTTTTTGGAGGACAGTTCGGTCCTCTTGCTGGCAACCATGTTCGCAAAGAACTTTATGATGCTTTGACTCATCGTCCTATTGCTAGGAGTGCTCTTGGTAACTTATGGGCGTTGGGTATCCAAGCTAAAGGTGCGTCACAAATTTCAAAGACTGTGTTCAGCACAATGGCTCAAGCTCGTAACTATGCGTCTGGTATCTTTTTTGGTACAGCCAATGGTCATTTGCCACGAGCAGGAGACATCTTCGATGCCTTCAATGTGTCCGCTGCTAAAATGGCACACATGACATCTGATGATTTCACAGACTTTTATAACTTAGGCTTACGAAACGGCTTACTCGAAGACAGTGTTCTAGTAAAGGAAATGCAAGACACGTTACGAGGTACTCTACGAGAGGCTGAGAGGAATGATAGGCGTATAGTTAGTTACACTCAAACTCTTACAGATGCTGCCAAAAAAATTCCGGGTGTAAAAGTAGCTGGTGCGCCAATCAGAGGACTTCAAACCAGTTACGCTTTTGCTGATAACTTGTGGAAGATGAACGCTTTCATTTCTGAAAGAGCTCGTTATGCTGCCGCACTTCGCAACTCGGTTCTTGATGGAACTGGAAAAGCGGCAATCAAAGCTTCTGATTGGGAGTTAATCGCAGATGATTTAATTGCTCAAGGCATAGCAAAACGTAAAACAAATGGGTTTGGAGATAGCTTCTTTGACACATGGACTGCGGATATTGTTAAAGATGTTATGCCCATATACAGTCGTATTCCTGCAATCGCAAAAATGGCGGCTCGATTGCCTGTCGCTGGTAACTTTGTAGGCTTTAGTGCAGAGATTATTCGTAACAGTTATAACATTGTTCGTCAGGGTGCTGCTGAAATATCTTTTCGTGCAACAGATGACATGATCAACAAGATGGGAGAAGAAGCAGCGCGGCGTTTACAACGTGAAATTAATGCTATCGGCGCGAAAAGGCTCACAGGATATATAACAACTTCGGCAGCCATTAGTCCTGCCATTGCTGCGGGTGCGGCTACTGCACTTGGTCTTACTGAAAAAGAGATAGAGGCTTTGGATAGAGGCAAACCTTATTTCTATGAAGGACAAACGATGGTTCCTTTAACAAAGCCAAAAGATGGAGATATTCAATACATGCCGATCAGTTACTATGCTCCGTATGATTCTGCGATAGCTCCAGCGAAAGCGGCTCTTGAGGCTTATTCAAAAGGTGAGGCATTAGGTAGAGGCGAGATTCAAAAAATAGCTGATGGTGCTTTCACTTTTATTGGAAAACTAGCACAACCGTTTGTTGAAGAAGCGTTGCTGTCTGAACGTATCGCTGACGTTGTGAGTGTGGCAGGTTTTGGACGTGGCGGACAGCGTAGAACAGGTGCTCCAATATATGAAATAGGCGATGATCCGAACGAAAAAATAGTAAAAAGTATGCGTCATATTTTAGGTGCGATGAATCCCTCTATTGTTCAGAACTTTGTAAGACTTGATCCAGCGCGAGGAGTTGTCCCCGGTAAGATTACAAGAGCAGCAACTGAAAGTCCTACAGGTTACGGTAGAGAGTTTGATTTATACGAAGAAATTATGGCTAATACACTTGGTGCTCGTAGTCTAGAGCTCAAATCATCTGATCTAGTTTACTTCGGTTCTTCTGAATACAACAAAGTAAGAAACTCTGGTCCTGTCCGAGAGCTAAGTAGAATAGTAGGAGCTAATGATACGACTGAATCAGAGATCGAGGAACAATGGGCTGATTCAAATAGTGATTTGTTTAGACTACAGCAAGAACTTTATCTTGATTTTAAAACCGCACAAGATTTAGGTTTAAGCTCATTGGCTTTACGAAAAAATGCAAAGAAAGCCAACCTATCAAATCGTGATATTGTTCAAATAGAAAAAGGTTTGTTCTCACCAATCATTATTGGTAAAGGTATGCTTACTCGTCCTGCTGTGTCAGAGCGAGAAGGTCAGAGACGTTTAACTCCATATAAACAGGTTCGAGAAACAGCAGTAAGACTTAACGAAAGAAGTAGAGAAGAATTGGACGAACTAAGATTAGATATGCCCTTTCCAAATGTACTAAAACCAATTGAGCCTGTGTCTGTAGAAAGAAGCGAATTACCAAATGTTCCTGTTTTGTCACAGCCTCTCTCGTCGCCTAGCGCACCGCCCGCCGCCCCATTACCCACCGCTACGGGACCACAGACACCGTTAGATTTAGACATTTTGGGTGATAATCCGATTGAACAAGCGCGAAACATGGAACTCGCTAGAAGATTAGGAAGAGCATAATGGAACAAGATTGGACACAGTTTGAGAACTTTTCTGCGGGTGAGTTCACTTGCCAGCATTGCGGCGCAGAGGGAATCGAGCTCGATTTCGTGCAGAAGATACAAAACCTTCGATCAACCTACGGCAAAGGCATGACAATTAGTTCAGGCTATCGCTGTCCTGATCATCCCATCGAAGCTCGTAAAGCCAAGCCCGGTGCACACGCAAGCGGAAGAGCAGTGGACATTGCTGTCTCTGGAGCAGATGCACTCAACGTCCTGCAACTTGCCTTGGACAGCGGAGACTTTACAGGTGTAGGTATAGCCCAGAAGGGAGACTTCGGCTCACGCTTTATACACCTGGACGATCTTGATAACGAACGTCGCCCAACAATCTGGTCGTATTAATGGAACAAACGATAGAAGAGTTCTCCGGCACAAAAAATATTACAATAGGTGGCGGCTCCAGTGATGTTGAAGCTGGCATCGAATTTATTTACAATATGAGAGAGCATCTGTTAGACATTGGTATCGCTACCATCTACGGCTTACTTGTCTATGCAGCCGTCTTATGGATAACAAAAAAGATAAAGGGTTGAAATGGCTAAAAAGGTTATGAACGTCTACGCTCCACCGAAGCGTAAACAACGTAAAAACAAGAAACGTGGATTACACATCCGTAAGAAACACGGACCGCGCCATCACATGAGAACACAGTTCTAGTATGATTTCTTCTCGAACGGAATACACGTCGCTATTTTCGTGCTGTTTGAGTCTGTGTTTATCTTTTCAGCCAACACATAACACTCTTCACGAGTGAGGTTTATCTGCGCCTCTGTCATGCTGTAGACATTGAACTCGTGTAACTCAACCAACAAAACTAATACATACTCAATCAATCTATCTGCCCCCAATTATCACCGACTGCAATGTCAACTTTAAACGGCACGGTTGCGTCGATACAGTTCTCCATAATCATAGCAATCTCTCTCATCTGATCCTCATTGAGATTACCTTCTTCGTCACATTCAATACTGAAACACAGTTCATCATGCACTGTGAGCAAAGGCACGATGTTTTCTTTGTACAAGTCCACCATAGCTTTCTTGGTCTGGTCTGCGCTCGAACCTTGAATCAATCGGTTCAATGCTTTGTATGTAAACGCACGTTTGATATTGCCTTTAGGACCGTGCTCTCGCAAGGCTTCTTCCAATGGCAGTGCTCTGTGTAGCCCGTATCTGCGGGGCTCCCACATGTCAAAACGACACTTACGTCCCAGGATCGTGCGGATAACACCATCACGCTCCGCTTTACCTTGAACAGCATTGGCTAGTCCTTTAACAAAAGGAACTTTCTCATGATATTCTTCGAGTAGTTCTTTCGCAGATTCCACGTCAACATCCAAGACTCCTGCCAGTTTGTTTACGCCCATACCATACATGATGCCTAGATTGACTGTCTTTGCGTTCTTACGAGTGATGCCAGCCATGTCCGCAACCATTTGGTGAAAGTCTGCATCCCCTTCATGGTATGCGGTTATCACACTGTCTATTTGCTCATGCCTGTTCGCACCTTTCAGAGACGCACAGTAATGCGCTAACCAACGAGGCTCTTGTGATGCGTAGTCAAAGCTTGCCCACTTCTCGTCTTCTTCTGGCAAGAACAGTCCTCTGATAAGAGACTTAATCTCAGGATCTCGTGCTGGAATTTGCTGGAGATTTGGGTTTGATGAAGAGAACCGCCCAGTGACAGTGCCGCCGTCATCAGAACGAAGTGGATGAAACTCTGCATGTATGCGCCCCTTGTGTTCAAATTTGAGTATGTTCTCGATGAATGTTGTGTTTGCTTTGTTAAATTCTCGAAGCCTGAGTATCTGCTGTGCTACTGGATGAGGGTGTGCCGCTAGAAATTGTTTCGTGAAACTTGGTGCTTGGCTCTTATCGGTTCTGGGGTACGTCAACTCATGCCAATCAAACAGTTTGCTGATAGACGTTGGGTTCCAAGGTTCTATATCTAACCCGGTTTCCTTCTTTATGCTTGCTAAAAGTTTCTTCTCGCGCTTTTCTAACTCAGCCCGTGTGTTCTCTGTGGCTTCCAAATCAACACGCACACCACGCCAACGCATGTCAATAAGTAAACGTGTGAGTTCTGTCTCAAGATCAAAGATGCTACGCACCTCTTCTTTGTCCATTTCACGGCTCAATAACTCCCATAAACGAAGCGTGACACTTGCATCTTGCTCTGCATACTCGCCTACAAATCGGCTTGGCAGTCGCCACATATCAGCCTTCGGATCAACACCGTAGTCTGCCGCCGCACGTTTCATGGCTTTCTCGTTCTTGCTTTCGTTGAGATAATCAATGGCAAGGGAGTTCAGGTTGTACCACCGCCTGTTCTCGTTAAGCATAGCCGCAGCAGTCATTGTATCGTTGATGACACCGTTGACTTCGATGCCCGCCCAACGCATCCAACCGACATCGTACTGAGCGTTGTGCATGACCTTGGGTATGTTAGTCGCCATCATTTCTTTGATGTAACCTGTCACTGCCGCCTCTGGCAGATTACCACCACCCTCATGTCGGATAGGGTAGTACCCACAGAAATTGTTGAAAGCGACAGCGTATCCAATAATGTAGCCGTCGTCTCTCGCCCAGCCCGGTCCCAATGTCATTAGGTTTGGGTCACGGGTTTCTAAGTCAATAGATATTACTTTGGCTTCTTTGTAGTGATCCGGGAACGACGCAGGAGGCGACCAATCGGAGTCTAACGCACCTGTGGCTACCTCTTTAATATCGCTTTCGATCTCTTCTTTTGTGCCATCCATTCTGTTTATGAAACTTATCTGGCTCATATCTTAAAACTCCATCTACTAGAACCTTCTATCAGGTGTAGGTTTTGCCGTGCTCTTGTCATACCAACATAGAAAACACGCTTCTCGCAGTCTTGATCTGACAGTGTTTGACACGCTTTACTCGAGTCTAGGAACAGAACAACATTGTCTGCTTCACCGCCTTTTGCCTTGTGTATCGTCGACAGTCTGATCCTGGGGTCTTTCCCAAACTTCTCTCCTGCTCGTAACACAGACTGTATGTACACTCGTTCTGTGTCAGGAATATCAAGAACTTCGAACCATTTCTTGCCGTCATGATTTAAACTAGTTAGTTCACGGAAGTTGTCCATAGTGAATGTTTCGCTGGGTTTTGATGTCGTTGTCCAAACTTCGCCGTACTTGAACCAGTGATCAATAACCTTGCGAGTTGTCTTATCTACACGAACAAAAGACATAAAAACTTTTGCTTCTTCTTTCGATATAGAATCACCACGAGACAGTCGTGTCCATGCTTGAGCCGCTGTAAGCACTCTGGTCGAGGCACTGTACCCCGCACCCTCACGCCAGTACAATAAGCCCCAATCTTTCATGTCCTTGGCTACTTTGTTGAGTATGTGATTGGTACGACAAAGTATCAACCACTCGCCTTCTCGCATGTCTATCTCGTCCAATGTGAAATGAAACGACACAGATCCTTCGTGGCTGACAGGATTCCAATCCTTCTCAACACGTTTCTCTACGCCCTTTATCAAGTCTAGCGACAAGTCATGCACCGCCTTTGGTACACGGAAGCTTTGGTCTAAGACTCGTTTGCTTGCACAACGAGAGATAAAGTTGTCTGGGTCAACGCCCATCCATTCGTAGATGGCTTGGTCATCATCCCCTGCGTAGTACGTCTGCTTTGAGTTTTCGATAAGCTTGTCCACCATTTCCCACTGCAACGGCACAAGGTCTTGCGCTTCATCGACAATGAGCAAATCAAGTTTCGGACAGTCAGGTGAATCAATAAAGCTTTCAATCATGTCTACAAAGTCAATCTTGTTAGTCGACTTTTTGTAGTCCGTGTATGCTTCATCTATGATTTTAAGCTGACGGAAGTCAAGATATGGATTGTTGAACTCGTTGAACTGTTTCTCCAGATCAACGCCTTTAGTTCTAGCCATGTTAATCACGGACAGATACATATCTCCGTCACGCCCCAAACGAAAGAACTCACCGTCATTCACACTCATGCTCCGTGAACTTTGGAACTCAACGCCCAGCATCTTTTCAAGCTTTGTGTAATCTGACGATCCGATAACATCACTGCGCTTCAAGCCAAGCTGACGAAACGCTAGAGAGTGTAGCGTTCTGAAGTGTAGCAAACGTTTTGGATCTAGGTTTAGTTCAGCAATAGCCCTGTCTCTTGCCTCTTCTGCCGCCTTACGGCTGAACGAAAAGAAACCCACAGATTCTGGTGGTACGCCATCACGCAAATGTTGACGCACAATCTCAATTAAGCTATGTGTTTTGCCTGTTCCCGGCGGTCCGACTATGGCGGTTGGTGCACGATTGCTTGTCAAAACGGGATCTCCTCTCCACCGACATTGATGCCAGGAATATCAATGGGTTCTTTGAACTCGGGAACAGACCAAACTCTCACCGTCTTCTTCTCAGCTTTAGAGTTGTTGTAGTTCTTGACTTGGTGTGATGCCTGACCATCGTTCAATTCTTTGATACGTTCCTGCACTTGCCCCTTGGTGTAGGTAAGAAAGTTTTGTGCTTTGAGAAAGTTCATCAATGCCGCCATTTTAAAGTAAGTGCGCCCGTCTTCTGTGTATGGTTTGTTAAGGTCTAGCTCTTCCCATGACTGCGCTTGGACCCGCCCTGTACAGAAGTTCTCGAGTAACTCCATGAACTGCCCTTTGTTTGTCAGTTCAACCGGAACTTCAATCTCGACAACTTCGGTGAGTGCTACGTTCACAACTGTCTGCCATGTGTCCTCTTTGAGTTTTGGTGGCATGAAATTCAGTTGCTCCATGCAAGCACGTTGAAACTGCGTGGGCATTTGTAGTTGCTCTGTTGTGAGTTCGAGACGTGCACCTGCCACATCGACAAACCATATACGCGGCTCTGACTTCACGACTGTCAGACCAGTAATCTCGACGCTTCGAGCACTGTTGCCGATGCCGTATTTGCGTTGACGACACAGGTTTTTGTTACAGTGCATAGCGAGTTGCGGCTCGGTACACTGATAGAAATAGTCTTTCTTTTCTATCTGATCCTGAATGGTGACGAGCTCAGATGCAGGAAGCGGTGGCTTGAAATACGAATGGTTGGCAGACTCTATGTCCTGCTTCCACTGCTTCGGGTTCTGCTTCTTGAAATATGTGGCAAGGTTAAACGCCACACAGTTCCTACCGCCTTGTCCAACTCCATTGCGAACGTGACACTCTAAGCACGGCGGAGCTTCGACAAGTATTTCACTGCCGCCCGAAACTTGGATAGACATAAACTCGCTAGGTGTTTTACGCGACTTTTCCACCATTGCCAGAAACTGCTGTAGAGTCGCCTCCTTTCCCTTGTTTGTGAACGCGGGACGGAGAGTGCGTTCGACATCATGATAGGGAAGGTTGATAGCGTTTCCGACATCGCCTCTTTCGACAAGGAGTTTTTCCTGCTTGGGAAATATTTCTGCGTTACCTTGTCCCAAAACTGCCGCAATTTCCGATAGCTTGTCCCGCATATCCGCCGCAGGAATTTCACCATCGATAAAGAAGTAAATGTGCGCCCCACCGCTTTTGGATCTACAGACAACGCCCGGAATATCCAGTTGCCTACACTTGCCAACAAGATCAGCATGATCCAAAGGATAGGTGTCAATATCAATACAACCGAAAGAGCACTGATTGTTAGCATTGATAGGAATACTACCAATACCTTTTCCACCATCGAAGTGTTCTTGGATTTTTTCTGCCGTGATCGGCTCACGGATGATTCGCGTTTTGGCTTCCGATTTACCATTTACACGCCCTCCCGTAATAATTGTCTGTCCATGTGCGCCATCAAATCCACGAAATGCCGCCATGAACTTTTGAACATTGTCCATAGCAATACCTGTTTGCGGGGGGCATTACGCCCCCCTTGGTTCTTATTCCATTGTAAAGAGATCTTCGTCATCACTCTGTGTGCTTTTTGTGCCTTGAAGCTCCTCATCAACCTGAACGTTGACTTGTCCAGATTCAATAAGTTCACTAAAAGACTTGGCTTGTTCGTACATTTCTGCATCTTGAACATAACTTATCCTTCCAATAACCGAATACTCACACCAAGTTTTGTTTTCTTTTGTTTTTTCAACTGTACTAAGATGCCATATTGCGCCGAAAGAAGGAAGCTTTATTACCCTATCGTCTATTCTGGCTGTCTGCATCTTAATCTGTGTGTTCCACGAGCGCGACACTTTTCGACTAGCCCCTTTCATGTTTAAAAGAGCTTCTTGGAAAGCACCTGTCTTCTGATCAACAACCAACACATAGTGTTGAGCAGTTGGAACCAGTTCGACAGCGGGTGCACCAAGTTTTTCAGCATACTCTTTTGGTAGCATGTCCCTGTTGTTTTCGTCACGAACTGCTTGCTGTATAATCGGGTCGCTTGGGTCAAGCTCACCAAGGTATCCACCGCCATCAGATAAAGGAATAAAGATTGGATACGCAAAACGATACGCACAAGGCACAACATATATGCCGTCATCTTTTTTCCAAACTTCTTTGGTGACGTTATTGAATATGTCGCCTTCTTCCGTGCCTTCGATAAACTTGGCATGTGATTTTTTGCGCTCGGGTGAACCGTTTTGAATTATTTTAATAAAGGGCAATGCAAGGTCATCTTTGCCCACGCCCGCCTGTCCCGCACCTGCGTCTTCGACAAACATGTTCGCCAAATTGTCAGGCACAATCAATCCGCTTGATTCTTTCTTTGCAACTTTCGTTGGTTTCTGTTCTGTAGTTTCTGTAGCTTTCGACATTACTTTCTCCTAATCTTCGCTTCTGTTCCACTAAACACATTAAAAGTCTCGAGGTCTTTGTCAGACATTTTACCTTGAGACATCTCGTCTTTTATCACCGCCTTGAGTGTGCTGGGGTGAACGGTCTTTTTGTTGTCAACTGAAAGACCTTTATTGACTGCATCATCAAAAAACGCACCAGCCTCGTTGTCTTCACCCTTACCGAATGTGACTTTGACTTCGTTCTTGATAATGTCGTCCAAACCCCGATTACGGAGATACGCGAAACATGCGTCTTTGTTCTCCTCTGTAATACGAGCATAGACAAATGGTTGCAGAGTAATAGAGTTGCCATCAACACTAACACTCTCCAAGCCCATTGAATCCATAGCTGCCGGGATAAGTTCTCTTATGATTTGATCATAATCTTTTTGAGCAATATTCTGTTGCTCTTTATGGTATTTGATATTCGCATCCGCATCTTGTGCTGCTTTAACTAGGTTAGCTAAAGCACTCCCCTGGTCTTCTGACACTTCGGAAAAAGCTTTTGCATCTGCTTCCATCTTCTCAAATAATTCAGACATTGTGTCTCCTTTCACTGTTACGCATTTATAGTGTGCCCACTTGCAATTCACATAATACATATCTATATTAGCGTTACAAGCATTATTTTACGGTATTATGACATATATTTATAAAACAGAACCATACGAACATCAACGTCAAGCGTTCGAGAACTCTCGCAACGTTGGCGAGTGGGCGTATTTTATGGAAATGGGGTGCGGTAAGTCGAAGGTTCTTATCGACAATGCCGCATGGCTTTACGAGAATCGTAACCTCAGAACTCTGGTTGTCATTGCACCGAAGGGCGTATATCGAAACTGGGTGCTGAAAGAAATACCTGCACACATGCCGGATAGAATACCCCACAAAGTATTTACTTGGCGGTCTTCACCTCGCAAACACGAAGTCGAAGAACTTGTCGAAGCATGTGAGTATGAAGACGGACTACGGATATTGATTGTAAACACCGAAGCTGTCATCACAAAGAAGTTCAAAGAGTATTACGGAAAGTTTCGTAGCTACCCAGAGATAAACATGATAGCCGTGGACGAGTCTACAACTATCAAGAACCACAAAGCTAAACGCACCAAGTCAATCATATCACTTGGTCAGGATTTCAATTATCGTCGAATCTTGACGGGCTCCCCGGTGACGCAATCACCTATGGACTTATATTCACAGTGTGCGTTCCTCGATCCTGGGCTCTTGGGTCACGAGAATTACTGGAGTTTCCAAGCCCGATACGCCATAACCCGGCGACAAAAGATGGGCAATCATTCGTTTGATATGATTGTCGGATATAGACACATTGAGGAGTTAGCAATGAAGCTAAAAAATTTTTCTACACGAGTGCTCAAACAAGACTGCCTAGATTTACCAGAGAAGACATACACTGTGCGTTATGTGTCCATGACAGACGAACAACGCAAGCACTACACGTCATTCAAAGAGATTGCCATGACGATTGTTGACGACGAAGTTGTATCTGCGACTGAGGCTATGTCACAGCTACTACGATTACAGCAAGTTCTGTGCGGGTATCTACCTGTCAATGACGTTCTGACTGACATCGCAAATAATCGTGTCGATGCAATGATGGAAGCTATCGAAGAAATTGACGGCAAGGTAATCATCTGGGCACGTTTTGTTGAGGACATCAGGCGCATCGAGTCTGCACTGAAAAAGAAGTATGGCAATAGTAGCACGGGTTCATACTACGGCGGCACATCAGACGAAGAACGTGAACGCATCGTCGAGGACTTTCAAAACCCAGAGTCCGAACTACGTTTCTTTGTAGGCAATGCACAGACTGCTGGATTTGGACTGACGCTGACGGCAGCTAGTAATGTCATCTACTATTCGAATAACTTTAATCTTGAACATCGTGTCCAATCAGAGGACAGATGCCACCGGATCGGACAGAAAAACCCTGTCACATATATTGATTTGGTGGTTCCAGATAGCGTTGACGAACACATCGTCAAAGCATTACGAAACAAAATCAATCTTGCAGGTCGTTCGTTAGGCGAACAAATGCGGGAATGGTTGAAGGTATAAGGGGGCTGACTGGTATACCTTGGCGGTGGTGAAGAGTCCACCGAAGACAATGCGAAGATGCCTACTGCGTGGCTTCCCCACTGGTATTTAACAGGCTGCAAAAGTAGGTCAAGCCATTGTCGGCTTAATCTTAATGGGTGGTAAATTTTCGCAACTCACTTTGAAAGGAAAAATTATGTCGAAGAATAAAAATTTTATCACTGTTTCCATTCCTCTCAGCACATATCATGTTCTTAAAGACATGGCTGAGAAGAATGAACGTAGTGTTGCGAGACAATTAACATGGCTCGTGAAACAGGAAACTATGGAAGGAAGTATCGGCGTTGGTGTCCCCGAGCCCGATACATCTGATTATGCGAGTAGTCGTAGTCGATAGACCTTGCGTCTTCTTGCGTGTAAGTACAACACAGCGGACCGCCGGGACACTCTGAGCAAGTCACAGGGTCACACGGCTCCCGTGTGCTTTCCGTTTTAGTGTTTCGTGACCAAAGGCGTTCTTTGGCTACTGACCAAGGTGAAAACCGCTTTGCCATTTGCTACCTCTTTTCTTTGCTCCAATCTATAGGATAGCCACTATCCATCCAATACTGCAAGGCTAATCGGATGCAGTCACCTTTGCTGTACTTGCGCTCCTCCTCCTTGTTAAGTTTCTTTGTGATTGCCTCGATGTCCTTTTTCATAGACACATCTAGGTCAAACCCAAAAGTAGTTGTTTTGCCAAATTTTCTTGGTCTGCCCATCACTGCCATTATTCAGTCTCCTTTATCATTTTCTCTAAAATATCTGACTCGATAAGAAAATCTTGGTCAGAGTCGATTGGTACGTCCAAGTCGTGCGCCATTACTAACGCACCTCGAACCGCGTATGACATCATTTCATACGCCGCAACTAGCCTTGCCTGATACAACGCTAAATTATTCGACTTCCGTCGCCCGTCGTCATACTGCGTAAACAACGTTATGCCCCACCAGACTGTGTTGTCTGGGTCTTTGGTCGGCTTCATGTTTTCTGAAAGCGGGACAATTCGAATCTGATCTGCCGTGTAAGTGCCAGCAGGTTTTTGCGTCTTGAAATCTATTACTTCGCCCATTATCTGCCCCTCTCTTCTTCGTATAATTCATCTAGTATTTGTGTGCACCTTTCAACTTTCTCTGCCATTTCATCAGAACCGCCCGTCATGGATAACTCAACCGACTGTTCAAGCAGCAATGACTTTACTTCCATCAACCGCTTCATGCGCCTCTCGATGTGTGAGTTGATGAACTCTTCGAAATCACTTCGTGACATGACTGAGTAGGGCGAGTGACTCGTATCGTGAAACTTGATTCTATTACCAAACCAAATGACATGCTTAATCTTTACGTTGTCCTCGTCGTTGTCTTCTTCGGGTATATACACATACCCCTTGTAGTCGTGTTTAATATTTAACATTCGTATGCTCTCCTTTTCTCATCTTACCCATTTAATTTCCTCATGCTTTATGTCTAGTGCCTCATGAATGTGAGCCATAGCCGTGCAGATTTCATCCCATTCTTTGTCATGCATTTCCTCACCTTCAGATATTAAATCCTCACGATAGGCTTGTAGTGCATGCCAAATGGCACTTAAACCTTCTGTCAGTTGATTTGTATCTTTCATGCTTTTCTCCATTTAATAAAAATAGGAGGAAAGTTCCTCTTATGCTTAACCAGAGGACTGAAACTTTTTCCTTTCGTGTAACCTACCTGCGTAGATTGAGTGTCATTTCCAATAACTATAACAAGGTTTTCTCGTCGTCTGATTCTGCCACGTTTATACTCTTGTGTTTTTTCCTCTATGTATTTTTCAAATGACATGTCAGTGAACCTCCTTGCGTCTTTGTATGTCACGAGCAAGTATTTCGCTTGCGCCTGTGATGATGTTGATCAGTTGCCTCTGTGTAATCGGGACGGCAATAAAACTGCCGTCCGTCTTAACACACATTTCTGCTTCGCCTATTCTACTCTCACGGATATAGACCAATGTCTTTTCTACGTCCTCACTCATAGTCTTGTGACTCCCATTCATGATGGTAGACTTGCTTGCCATCGTTTTCATAAAAAGACTTTTTCGGGTCTGCGTCTGGTTTAACCTCGAAAATGACCGCCGTGTAGCTATCTGTAACATCATCTTCGTAAACATACTCTATATCCAACCCGTCATATTCTGGGTTCATGTCCGCTAGTTGTTGTACGTCCACGTCATCAGCAACATCAACATAGTAACTTGTGTTTAGTTCAACTGTTCTCACTACTCTGTATCTAGTCATCTTTCACCTCCACACAAACCAACTCACCATCACCCTCGAAATAAACGTGGTTCAATCGCTCACCAATATCTATCTCGTCTCTAAGCTTGTCGAAAGCTTCGTCTTCTGAAGAAGCCTCGACTATTATGTATTCCTTAAAATGTTGAATACGTCCTACGTTATATTTAATCATCTTGCGTCTCCTTTGACATCACAACACCGACTTTAGGCTCTGCGGTGGTGTAATCACCGCCCGTCAATGCCGCCCACTCGGTTATCGCATTTGCTTCACATTCTGCCACACTGTTGCCCTCGACTAATACCTGTCGAGAAACCTTTCCGGTCACTAATATTTTCATTGTCATAGTCATGATTGGTTCTCCTCCTCGTCTTCTCTTACATAGAAATTAACGACTCGTAAGCCTTCGTGAACGTCCACGACTTCCCACTTGATTACATCGCTGGGGTAGGTATCCAGCCACTCATAAAAATCTTTCGTAGTAATATCCTTCATGATTGGTTCTCCTCCCATATCAGGGCTTTGTCTGAGAACTCACGGAGTTGGTCTAAGACCTCTTCGTATGTAAATCCTCGGTGAATGGCGTTCTCGCCAAAAGCAATCTCGTAGACCGCCTTGATAAATTCATCGTCCCACATCAGTATTTACCTCCAACCCAACTCGGCGGATACCAATCCAATATCTTGTTGACACAGCTAGGGGTCAAATCAAACTCGTCGTCCTCGTCTATCCATTTGACCATGCCCTCATCAAGCGCATCGACAAACGAACCCAAGTCCATCGACATGATGTCACTCGCTTCAGTGTTCCACTTGTGGACATCAGCCTCGTCAACCAAATACAGCGCAACGCTCTCATCAGATTGAAACTGCTCTAGCTTCTCAATCAATTCCTTTATTTTGAATACGCCTTTAATCATCTTGTGACTCCTCTTCAACATCGCCGGACACAGTAATCTTGCTGGTCAAAGCCATGTGTATCGGCTCAAGTGCCGATATGATTATGTTCACGTCTTGAATGGATAAGTTCATGTCAATCAAGCCACGCAAATCATGCAACGTCATGTGTATTCTCATGTCGTCAATGTCAGCGTCACTTGGTTCGTGAACCTCGGTGCTTTCTATAGTCATGTTATACCTCGTTGAAAGTTAATAAAAACGCCCGTATAATCAGGCGTATGTATTATCTATTTTTATTTGGGGAAAGTCAACAAATCATTTGGGAAAGTGCTGAAAAATAATACAGCATATACTCTCTGTAGATTTAAAAATGTTTAGTAAATTTTTTTCATTTACAGTGTATCTAATGTATATCTGTATACTTGTATACTAAAGCATTGTTTTTATTACATCTAGAGAATACATATAGGATACATAGTATACACTTCTAATGGGTCAAAAGGATAGAAATGTCAGAGATAAAAGAAAATAAATCTAAAGAAGATATAGAAAACGAAGGTCGTTATCTTACAAACAGACAACGAGAGTTTGCTAAACTTTATATTGAAGGTATTTATTCCAATGCAGAATGTGCTAGGCGGGCTGGGTACGCAAAAGAAAGTGCGAATGTTCATGCTTCCCGTTTGTTAAATGGCAAAGATTATCCTTTGGTCACACAGCATATCACCGAGTTACGAGAAGAACGAGAAAAGAAATATGGTGTCACGCTGATAGGTCAGCTTCAAAGATTATCAGAACTCTCTAGATCAGCCGAAGAAGAAGGACAATTCTCTGCCGCCATCAATGCTGAAAAGATTAGGTCATCACTTGGTGGTCTTACTGTAGACCGCCGTGAAAACCAGCACATACATTCTATTGATAATATGTCACGAGAAGAAATAGCCGAACGTCTTTCAAAATTACGCAACGAATATCCATCTGCTTTTATCGAAGGGAACGTCAGGGATGTCACCGGAACAGAGATTGTGGAAACAAGTAAAGAAAGAACTCCCGCCCAAATCACACACGACAAGGATTGAGAATACTGTCGGCGTAGGTATTCCAGATAGTCATATTGCATATAACGGGTCAGCCTTCTGGTTGGAACTAAAGATAGCAAAAGCTAACCGAATTGACCTACGTCCTGCTCAAATTGCATGGAATTATGAGTATTCTCTTGCTGGTGGTAAAAATTTTTTCTTAGTTTCACGCCCCTCGAAGGGCGATGTATTTTTATTTGGCGGCGGTCAAAGCCTCGATTTGCACGAAAAAGGGTTGGAAACCAGCCCCATGTATCACGGTTCGAGTCTTGCGGACTGTGTTTCTTGCGTCTTGCGCCTTGCGTCTGAATAGTCCGGGCCAGGTACCGGGTGCTGCGCGCAGCATTATCGTTCTTTTGTAAGTCATTGTTTTTACTTGCGTCTTGCGGCTCCTTGCGTCTTGCGTCTCCGGGTGTCCCCGGGGCCGCCGTCCGGGGCAGCCGGGCCTGGAAAAAGAAGAGCCCGCGACCATTGTGCGAAGTCGCGGACTCAGTATCCAGGGAGGGATTAGTTTAGTATATCTCTGATTGCTTCGTGGACGCAAGTTTTATTGTAGCGTCCGCCGTCTGGGGTGGTGGCGGGTAATTCTTCCAGAAGAAGCCTGACGGCTTTCGTTATGCCGTGTTCTTTAACCAGGTCTCGTGCTCGAAAATAAAGACCTTCGTCGTTATTAATCCATAAGCTTACGTTCCAGGCGTTCCAGGATCTGTGTCCATTATATGCTGTCATGTGTTTACCTTTCTGTTAATACTTCATTATAACTTTCCCTGGGGAAAAGTCAACTTGCGCCTTGCGTCTCTTGCGTCTCCGGGATCCGGGCCGCCCGGGGCCGCCGCCCCGGAAACGATTTCTGCAGCTTGATCCTGGGGTTTACGCAGGGAACAAAGTTTTCTGTAATTTTAGTTTTGCAAGGCGTTCCCAATTAGGAACAATATCAAAATCGTTTTTGTGGTTGGAGCTTTCTTTATTCCACTCTGAAATATCGTGGATAAACTTTGGATCAATAGAAAGCTTTCTAAGAATAATCTCATGCGATTTTTGAGGTTTATAACCTAACTCGTAACGAGCTATCGTTGCCGTTCCAAAACCTAAAAAAACGCTAAATGTTCTTTGGCTTGGTGCTTTGCTGTTTTTGGTGTTTACCATGCTTTGTCTTAAAGTTTTAATTTCTTCGGGTGTCATATCTATCCTCTTTCTGAAAAAGAGGGCAGCACCGAAGTGCCGCCCTCCCACCTGCCACCAACAGGATTAGCAAATTTCGAAACCACCAGACAGGCGGCAGAATTGTTCGAACTCTTTCACGTTGCCAGCATCAAAGGGGTAGTGCGTGTCCCAATTTTTGACCTTGCCTGTGCCATCACAGCCATTGCACTTGCCCTGCACATATTCGTCATCACGAACACCAGTGCCGTTACACAAGTTGCAAGTTTCAAGAGGCAAGCTATCAAGACGGGCTTGACGTTGCTCGGCGTATACTTGAACGCTACCGCCTTCCAACGCCTCTTTCAATCTGTCCGCTATTATTAACGCGGTTTCTGCGTCGTATTGGTAACCCTCATTGAAAGTGCCTTTGTGTTTTGCTTCTTCGGAAAGAACATCATCACAAGCAATACAGACAAACTCCCACAATGGATGCCAATACCAGACGGTATTACGAAAATATGCGCCTTGATTTTCAGCATGCCATGCGTCGTTTGCGGCAAAGTATGCTTGTTTCTCTTCTTCTGACGGGTTGCTAGACCAGTCTATCTCTGGTCTAGCTCCTTTCAGAACGGGGTTTAATCCATAAACGTCCATTCCCATTATATGCCCTCCTTCATTGCAAGTTCACGAACTTCAAAGAAATCCATAAAGGATACACTATCTTCTAGTTCTTCTTTGCTAATCATCGGCGCAATACTCTCACCTTCAACATCACATCCGAGAACAAGACCATTACCTGCTAGTGGGTACGGGTAGTTATCAAATTTGATAAACTTGGTATCGGCGGTAAGGCTTAACATGCCTTCGTCGTCCACATAAATATCAGTGGATACGCCTTTGTCTTCGTCATATTTAATGCAAACTGTTGTGAACAAACTAGCTCCAATTAGCTTTTGAATGTTCTTGTAGTCTCCATCGTGTTCGACAACTTCGATTGTCTCCGTCGTCGGGTTGATTAAAAATGCCAACATTTGATTTACCTTTCTGTTGGTGACTTGGGCAACATTACCCAAAACAATATTGAACTATTCGTGGGGAATAGTCAAATACTTTCTTCTTCTTCTAATGATTTTTTGCGGTGATAGCGGTAATACATCCAGCCTATTGTGCCACTTGCGTTTTCAGTACCTTGTATCTTCCAGCAAGTATCGCATAGCGGGCGTTCGCCTTTTGTGTAGATCATAGCGATTGCTTCAAAGACAGTGCTTGCGTCTTCGCCACAACATCCACAAACAGGCACTTGCGTCTGTGTTGCTATCATCCGGGCGGCGTGTTCTAAAGAGAATTGTTTCGAGTATCCTTTTTGCCAAGGTGGTTTAACTGTTTCTCTTGCGTCTGGTTTCAGATATGTAATGGCAATCTGGTCTGCAAGAAACAGGCGACGGCGGTTGTGCCGCCGCCGTCTATATTGTGGAGCGCGTAGCATTACCAGAACTCTACTCTTATACGTCCCTCCTTACGATAAACAGAACCCACGCTATCGTTTGTTTCACAACAGACAAGCTCATGATCAAGAGTCCAGTAATCAAACTCTGGAGAAGGAAACTCCAGAACATTATCCGGGCCAAGCTTTGCAAGCTTTATTTTTGTGAGGTCGGTCTCAATGTTATAGTTCTTGAGCCACTCCTCAAAATCAACCGAGCTTGTGAACTCTATTCGGGGATATTGCCAAGGGTTAGTCATTTTCATGTTTCCTAAAAATGGGGAGACCAGGATCCTGGTCTCCCCTGTTGGTTTACTTTTTTGGTGGTTTGACGTACATGCGAACAACAGGTTTGAAGCTATAGAAGACTTCCTGTTGTTCTCTAGTCAATTCTACGTCAATGATGTAAGGGTTGTCATCGCTAGGACGACCACCATTAACAGTCCGCAATGTGCGGGATGCTGTTTCTTTAAGTGCGATAGTCGTGCCATCGGATGCTGTGGCAGAGGATGTGTTGGTTGTTTCAAAAACTTCAGTCATCCATGCTTTAGCTTTACGCTCAGCATCATCCGCTTCCTTACGTTTAGCGACAGCAGATGCTACCGCATCCGCCGCCATTAAGATAATCATATCTTGTTCAATATCATTCATTAGTAAACTCCCTGTTCGGTGGCACCAGCAATCATTGCAAGAATGAAAAGTAAGCCAGATGTTAGTGCAGATAAAATGCAAATGAGTGAGCCAATCCATGGATAAAGCGCATACATCTCAACAGCACACAATAAAGCAAACCACGCCATGAAAAGGCTGGATGCTAGGTAGAAACTAACCGCCCAGAATTTGGGGGATGGTTTGAATTGTTTAAACATAATGTACTCCTTGTATAATGTTTAAGTTAACAACTACAGTTGTATATTAAAATACGGGACAACACAATACCCAAAAGAAAAGTAAAACAACTTTTATGTGTCAGTAATTTGACGGCATTTAGTGGTAATGGAAAACAGTAAATACTAACACTAAAAAAAGGTAGTAAATATTAACACTAAATCGGGGTTACTTTAATCAATTAGTTGTTCACGATTTGTTCTCCTAACCCCCCACCCCCCAGGATCGGGCGTGTGTGGTCGTGTGCGGCGGCTACCTATGTTAGATTGATAAATTCATTCGAATATAATATCGTTCGGGCATGAGCTTAGACATCATC